TGTCCTACACCTTTTAGTTTATTTCTTAGTTTGAAGCTTAGTAATACTGCGAATGAAGAGAACAAATTAACACCTTCGGTGAATGCAGAGAATACGGCTAATGAACGCGCTACTTCCGCGTAATCAATGCTACCATCATGGCTATCTCTAACATTCATTAATGCTTCAATTTTAGCCATTGTAGTTTCATCTTCTAAAAACTCACTAAAATCATCTAATCCCAATTCCTCATTTAATAATGAGTATGCTTCAGCGTGTATTGTTTCAAAAGCACCAAAGGTAACAGCCATTTTAATTACTTCTGGTTTACGAAACCATTTTGTTACTAGGTTTGACCAGTAATCATTTACTACTGTTTCTGTTTGGGCGAATCCTTTAAGGATAGAACCAATAATATTTTTTTCCGTTTCTGTTAAATTTTGTTTCCAATCATTAATATCAGACATCATGGGAACCTCGGTGTGCAACCAATGTGCTTGTTGTTGCTTCAACCAAAAATCATGTGCTTTAGGATATTCAAACGGCTTATAAACTACTCTCTCTTCAATAATATTACTCATGTCTTCTTCAGTTTAAAATGTTAATAAAAGGGGGCAATAAATATAACAGTTACTACTCACTAATATTAAGTTCAAAAAATTTCTGTTGTAAATCTTTTTTATTAAAAGAATCTTGAGTATTAAATTGGGATTTGGGTTTTGATGCTTCACTGAACTCCATATCATCAGCATCATCATAAGCTGCTAACACCTCAATGTGGCCTGTTGATGTGTCCATGTTAACTTTATATGTCATTCCATCCATTCCGAATCTGTTTTTCATAACATGGATTCTACCTCCGTTACTTACTTTATCATTCTTTTTTCTTGAAAGTGAAAGTGCAAAATCAGCTATCATCATTTTATCATAAGATCCAGCTGCCTTATCACCTTCGATTACATCATCTTTAGCTCCAGCTCTATTTACTTGAGAAGGGGTCCATATAGGTTTGTTGATTTCACGTGCCCATCCTTTAGCAGCAGCATAATTATCATCAATTTCTTGCTTCCTATCCTTACGTGATTTAGGTGATGCTAACAAATCAACATAATCAATAAGTATAATATCAGGTTCTAGTCCCTCATCAATACATTGATTGTAATGTGATTCCAATGTAGTCATTGATGCTTTATACATTGGAAATTCTTTAATAACAATATTACCTTTTACCTTATCAATATATGGTTCTACTTTTTCTCTATTATGTATTACTTTATCGAAAGAAATACCGGAGAAAAACGCATCATATCTTAACCCAACGTATGCCTCGCCTAATTCTAAGGTATAATGTAATACGTTGTAACCTAAACTAGCAGCGTATGCTCCTATAGCAACCAATAACCATGATTTACCACCACCTGGGTTACCAAATATTAGGCTCAAATCACCACTACCTAAACCACCTTGGGTAAGATTATTGATATGATCCCATGGTGTGGGTATTGGTGATCTAGTTTCAGCCCTATACCTAGTTTCCATATCTTTTAGGTATTCATGGCCTAGATCTTTTTCACGTCCTGCTTGTAACGCATCATTAATCAAATTTCTAATATCATCAAATGAGCCTGCATTTAGTAGGTCAACTGATGTTAGTAGTGCTGCTTTTAATGATTGGTTTTTACAGAATGTTGAAAATTCATCTTCAACATACTCTTTATCTTCTGATGTTTGTTGATATGATTCTCGTAGTTGTTCTTTAATAGCAATTTTTAAAACATCATTTTCTAATTTTTTCATTTCTACTTGGAGTGCTTCCATAGTAGGAGTAGTATGATATTTTTTATAATATTTTAGTATTTCTTCAATAATCCATTTATTGGATTGCGAGTCAAAATAATCAGGTGTTACAACATCATGTATTGTTTTTAGAAATTTATCATTGGTTAGTAATGATGCTATTACTTTTGTTTGGAAGCTGTTCCCATATTGGTTGAGAGACGCTAGTGTTGTCATATAACTTATTTTTTAGAATAACGGTTTAACCCCATAAAACATTCATTTAACCACGATTCCACATTTGGAAACGCTTTTTGTAGTGAGTCTTCCTCACACATTTTAACAAATGCACCTACATTTAATCTATTAGTAGGTCCATCTATAATTTCATCAATCTCAAACTCATCAGTTTGAGGTATATTAGGATTATGCAAATCCATTAACTGTGTATTTATATCTAACTGGTATTTGAAATCCACAATACGTGAAGATAATAAATCATCTTGGTTTTCCACACACTTATCATAAATTTCTTGTAATGTAATAGGTTCATCCCCTGATAGCTCAGGGAATAATTTGAGTAGTTTTTTAGGGCCCAACCCACGTACACCAGGAACGTTATCTGATTTATCACCCATCAGTATCTTTTTGATTAGAAAATTATATGATGATACACCAAATTCTTCCTTCACCTTTTCAGGGGTATATATTTTCTTTTTAGTAGGGGAATACACAGAAACATTACGAGAAACTAATTGTAAAAAGTCTTGATCGGATGACATTAAGGTTACGTGGTTGTTGTCTGATTTTAGTTTATGAGTAGCATATGCCATCACATCATCAGCTTCTACTTTATCAACAACGATCATGTCAACGGGAAGTTCCTCAAGATAATTAATTAAACGTGACATTTGAGCGGACATAGATTCAGATTCTTCATCTCTAGTATCAAAACCTTCCCAATTAGTAACTCGTTTAATGTTTCTGTTCCCCTTATATTCGGAATAGAGATTCTTTCTACTATCAGAACCACCTATCCCATCAAACACAAGTATAACCCTAGTGGGTCTTAACAACTTAATAGCATAACCTACTGATTTCAGGAAGCCGGTCAAACCACCTACATGGTGACCATTAAGATTCATAACATTTATTACAGTAAAACACCTTAGAAAGGTATTCATTGAGTCTACAATAAGTACTTTACTGTTTTTATCCTGAGTGGATATATCGTTTTTTATACTATCAAGTATACTTGTGAAATCTTTTTTATTCATTGAATGGGTTTTCTGCATTATTTTGGATATCTTCACCTACCTCACCTTCCTCAACAATTTCAATTGAAGACTCATCACCACCTAATACTCTAAGCCATTCATGTGAGTATTCAGCTTTATAAGCATTAATAGCTTTAGGATCATTTTCAATAAATCCATGAGGCGTCATAATAATTCTACCAGTAGATGTTACACCATTAACATGATTTTTCTCTACTTGCACTTTAGTTCGCTTAGCAAATTCTACTTTTTTGCCATCCTTAGTAGCATTAATTTTAGATGTACCTGAATTGGTAATGTTACCATATGTGATAATAAGTGTGGCGTCAAAGAACATAGTTTCACCACCCTTATTTTTCATTTTAGGCATTTCCATTGGTGTTGCTGGTTTCAGCGTCCAAATTTTATTAATTGCTACCAATGAATTGGTGTATGGATATGATTCCTTACGTGATAATAGGATGCGTTGGTTTACTTGTCCACCAAATTGTACTGACATAGCACCGGCATTCCATTCGTTTGAGTTCTTATTTGATTTAACACTCATTTCACAGGGAACAGACCCAATCGAATCCCATAGGAAACATAGATCATAAGGTAGGTTACCTTTCTTTTGTTCATCAAGTAAATCCATAATGAACGCAGCTACATCCTCAATTGTATTTAGGTTACCTCTATCCGCATATATAAAGAAGCCATCATAATCTACAATCTCACCTGTATTTTCATCTACTATTTCTTCTACTTCTAGGCCCATTTGGATTGCATGTTCCCAGTTCCATTTCATCTCAGTGATAATGAAAACAGGCATAATACCTTTTTTCTGAGCAGCAACAGCTGTTTCTAAAAGTTGTGTAGTCTTACCTGTATCTGAATGTCCGCGTATAATTGTAATATGCCCGTGAGGGATACCAGGCAGAGACAAAATGTCTTGTAATGCCTCTGATGCTGGTATCCATTCTTGGGTTTTAAATTTTACGCTAGATCCAGATAAGTACTTTGATTTCTTGAACCGTTTTAGGTCAAAATTTTTACTTGAGGCCTTTACCCCTGCAGAAGCGGCTTCTGCTGTACTTTTCTTTGTTCTAGGCATTATTTTTTAATTAAAATGGTAAATCATCGTCTTCATCATCTCCAAACAAATTATCAAACTCATCTGCTTTGGTTTTTTTAGCAGCTTTATCAAGTGAGTAATTTGTTGGTTTTGTGATGGTAGCTTCTACTTCATCCTCATCATCTTTCTCCTCACTTTCTGGTTCTAGCCATTGTTGGAGTACTTCTTTCAATGAATCAAAATCGTAACGCTTATATAGCTCAAAAATATCTGGTTGTTTTTCCAAACATTGTGTTACATACTCATCATCCTCAGATAATGGAGTAACTTTAGTACGTGGTCGTACTGAGATGCTGCCATAAAGGTTACCTTCTTCTTCTGGGGTTTTCTTAGTAACTAGCATATCACGTCCCTCAAGCAAATCAGTGAAATCACCAATATCCTCATCCTCAGCCATGCTAAGTAGTTCTTGGTATACTTGTTTACCAAACTCCCATAAACGTACACCTTTTTCTTCCTCACCACGTACAACTACAGGAGCAAACACACGCATTTTAGGGTATAGCTTTTTAGCCATTTTCAAGCTATCTTCGTCTCCTGCTTTACGAAGTGCTGTTGCAAACTCCATTACAGGATCTTTCTCACCAAAATTACTCAATGCCATAATTGGTGCTTTTGTTAGTCCATAATGGAAAAATACTTCACGGAACGGATAATCCTTATCAAATTTTGATGGGACAATACGTACAACGTGTTTACCTGATTTAGGTTTCCAATAGATAGTACTATAGTCTATCTTTTCTTTTTGTTTGCCTCCTCCTTTGTTTTGGAATTGGTTCAAACGACTTGCGATTTTGTTTAAATCCATACTTATAAATGTTTAATTAATTAATTTACTTGAGATAAACGTACGAACAGAAATTTGGGGAGCCAAATTCTTCTACAAAGAAATTATCTTGTATACTTTTGTAGGTAGCTTATTAAGCTCATCATCATTAGATAACAATATGGTATTTTTGTACAGTTCCCAATTTAACTGGTATGTTTTGTCTAAAACTCCGTTGTTATTCATTTTGATAATGATATTCATAGCATTTATTGTATACAAAGTATTGGTGTGTTTTTTGCGGTGCACCAATATGGTATCCTCTGATATAGGAAGACGTTCTGTTGTATCTGGGGTATAGGTGATGGCTAAATCTCTTCTATCTGTAATGGATAGTACAAATATTTTGTTGTAGAGAATAGGGTAAGTGGTAGTAATTCGTTCTACTGCCTCATCAAGCTCACGCCTCCTAACGAATGTGCAAAATAACTTATTCACCTATAGTGTTGTATTACTTCTTGTCAGCTTTTTTAGCTCGTTTTTCTTGAGCTTTTTTAAGTTTATCAATGGCCTTTTCAAACTCTTTGATGTCTTTTTGTAAATCTTTAACAACAGGGGCCATTAATTTTTTATCAACTACATCCATAATGGCTTTCTTTCCAAAAATAGCAACAGCTGCTTTTTTATCTTTAATGCCTTTTTCCATAGCTTCAATCTTAGCGTTCTCAGCAGCAACATTTCCTGCTTTTTCAATAGCGCTAATTTTATTAGACACAGCTTCTTTAATAAGAGCTTTAACAATAGGATTTTCCATGAATATATTTTGTTATAAATATTGTAAAATCACACAAAATCATACGTTTTATTAAATTTTATACTAACAGGATATCCACCTTTCTCTAGTATTGATTTAATTTGTAGTATCAATTCTTTACCCTCACTCTTATCAACATCCAATACTACAGCATCATAGTTATAAAATACTAATTTGGTGTTCTTACCATTCAACAAACGCAATATCTTATACATTTTAACTGTATTGAGTTCGGTTTCATAGTTCTGGAGGATATATGGTAGTAATTGTGTTTTAGATGTTATACCAGTTAATGGTTTATCACTTATATGTCCATTGATATAACCTTTATCGTTGTATTCTTTCCATTTATTTTCTTTATATTCTTTAACTAATTTGAAAAATTC